CTGAAAATACTGTTGTATCACTACTACTCTCACCTATACTACTTAATGAATTTGAGAATATTAAACTTGTTAATTTTGAACAATCATAAAATGCATAAGTTTGTATACTTGTTACATTTGTTAAATTTGTTATACTAGTTAACTTAGTACAATCATAAAATGCGTATTCTTCTATACTTGTTACGGTAGATGGAACTGATATACTTTGTAAACGTGTGCATCCTGAAAATACATTTGAATTGATAATTGTTAATGTAGTTGGTAATGTTATACTTGTTAAACTATAACAATTTTGAAATGCATAATCCGATATACTCGTTAATGTAGCTGGTAATGTTATACTTGATAACTTAGAACAATTTTGAAATGCACCATCCATTATACTCGTTACACCTGATAAATCTGTTATACTTGTTAAAGCTGTGCAATAAGCAAATGCGGCTTCACCTATATATGTTACGGTAGATAGAAATGATATACTTTGTAAACTTGCACAATTAAAAAATGCATAATCAGGAATACTTGAAATATCTCCAGTTATTGAAATACTTGTTAAAGCTGTGCAATAAGCAAATGCGGCTTCATCTATATATGTTACACCTGTTAAACCTGATATACTTGATAGACGAGTACACCCATAAAATGCTTTTTCTTGTATACTTGTTACTGAAGATGCTATTGAAAATGTTTGTAATTGTGTGTATCCTGAAAATGCAGATGATAAAATACTTGTTACTCCTGAAGGTATTGTAAAACTGGTTATTTGAGACATTACTGATATTTGTGAAATAAAACTTGGATTTATTGTTATACTTGTTAGTTTTGGACATTCTGAAAATACTGTTGTATCACTACTACTCGCACCTAGACTTTTTACGCTATATGGTATTGAAACTGTTTGTAAATTTGTGTATACTGAAAATGCAGATGATGAAATACTTGTTACTCCTGAAGGTGTTGTAAAGTTTGTTATTTGAGATTTTACTGATATATTTGAATTTAAACTTGGATTTATTGTTATACTTGTTAGGCTTGAACATCCTAAAAATATATTTGTACTTATACTTGTTAGTGAATATGAGAATACTAAACTTGTTAAACTTGAACAATCTTGAAATACACTATCACTTAAACTTTGTACACCTGTTAAATCTGTTATACTTGATAGACTAGTACAACCATCAAATGCGGCTTCATCTATATATGTTACTGAAGATGGAATTGATACACTTTGTAAATTTGTACAACTTATAAATGTATAGTAAGAAATTGATGTTACTCCTGAAGGGGCAGTATAATTTAATATTTGTGAAAATACAGATACTTTAGAAACTAAACTTGGTGCAATTGTTATACTTGTTAGTTTTGAACATCCTGAAAATACATCTGTACCTATACTACTTAATGAATTTGAGAATATTAGGCTTGTTATAATTGAACAATTTTGAAATGTATAACTTCCTGTACCTGTTACATTTGTTAAACCTGTTATGCTTATTAAATTAGAACAATTTTGAAATGTATAACTTCCTATACTTTTTACATATGTTAAAGTTGATATACTTGATAGTTGTGTACAATTTTGAAATACACCATCCGATATACTTGTTACTGTAGTTGGTAATGTTATGCTTAATAAACTTGTGCATCCCGAAAATGCGTATTCTCCTATACTTGTTAAACCTGTTAAATCTGTTATACTTGATAAAGCTGTACAACTATAAAATGCGGATTGACCTATACTTGTTACGGTAGATTGAAATGATATACTTGATAGACTAGTACAACCATAAAATACATAATCCGATATACTCGTTAATGTAGTTGGTAATGTTATACTTATTAAATCAGAACAATTTTGAAATGCGTTATCTCCTATACTTGTTACATGTGTTAAATCTGTTATACTTGATAGACTAGTACAACCATAAAATGCGTATTCTCCTATACTTGTTACACCTGTTAAATCTGTTATACTTGATAGACTAGTACAACCATAAAATGCATCTTGACCTATACTTGTTACGGTAGATGGAAATGATATACTTTGTAAACTTGTGCATCCCGAAAATACATATGAATTTATAATTGTTATTGCATTTGGTAATGTTATACTTGTTAACTTAGAACAATTTTGAAATACATTATCCGATATACTCGTTAATGTAGTTGGTAATGTTATACTTGATAGACTAGTACAACCATAAAATGCGCCATCCGTTATACTCGTTAATGTAGTTGGTAATGTTATACTTGTTAAATCAGAACAATTTTGAAATGCGTATTCTCCTATACTTGTCAATGTATCTAAAATTTTTATACTTGCTAAACTAGAACAATTTTGAAATACATAATTCGGAAGGGATGTTATTTCTGATATGTTTAAAATACTTGTTAAAGCTGTACAATTTTGAAATGAATTTGTTTCAAGATATGTTATATTTGATACACCTGTTATACTTGTTAATTTTGAACAATTATAAAATGCAGAGGAATAAATACTTAATGACTTTGATAAATCTGATATACTTGTTAAATCATAACATTCATAAAATGCACCTTCACCTATACTTGTTACATTTGATAAATCTGATATACTTGTTAAACCATAACAATATTGAAATGCATAACTTTGTATACTTGTTACATTTAATAAATCTGTTATACTTGTTAGACTTGAACAACCATAAAATGCATATGAACCTATACTTGTTATATTTGATACACCTGTTATACTTGTTAATTTTGAACAACTATCAAATGCGTGTTCTGAAATACTTGTTACATTTGATAAATCTAATATACCCGATAATTTTGCACAATTATAAAATGCATATTGCCCTATACTATTTGTTACATTTGATAGATTTGATATACTTGTTAAACTTGAACAATTTTGAAATGCATATTCAGAAATGTTTGTGATACCGCCTAATATGATTTGTAGTAAACTATTACAATTATTAAATGTAAATGAATTTATGCTTGTAACATTTGGTGCATTTATTTTAGTTATATTGGTACAATTTGAAAATGTACTATTTCCCAAGCTTGTTAAGTTTGTATTTGTTAATGTTACTGTACCTGATAAATTTGTACAATTTTGAAATGAATAATTTCCTATACTTGTTACATTTGATAAATAATTCAGCGTACCTGATAATTTTGAACAATAATAAAATGCACCTGGACCAATATATGTTGCAATTGATAAATCCAATGTACCTGATAATTTTGAACATGATTGAAATGCAGCTTCACCTATACTTGTTGCATTAGATAAAATGGTTGTATTTGTAGATATACTTGATAATAAATAACAGTTATAAAATGTCTCATTCCCTATACTTGTTACATGTGTTAAATCTGATATACTTGTTAATATTATACAATTATAAAATGCACTATCTTCTATACTTGTTACACTTGATACACCTGATATACTTATTAATTTTGTACAATTATTAAATGCATTTGATCCTATACTTGTTACATTTGATAATCCTGTTATACTTGTTATATTTGTATTATTATAAAATACACCTGATCCTATACTTGTTACAGTATAATATGATGCATTATATGTTATTGTACTTGGAATTGTGTAACTAGTACTAGTAATAGAAGGGTTATATAGACCAGTTACTTCAGCTGTTAAGAGTGTAGTATTTAAACTATAATTAAATGTATCATCTGAATAAGTTGTCATTTTATATTATATTAAAATATTATTTTTGTTACTATTTTTTTATTCTTAATAATCATTTTTTGTATAATGTAAATTTATTATTATTTTTGTTTTTTTTATTATTTGATTTTATTTTTGTTATTAGTTTTAATAACATATCATTTTTTTTAGTATTTGTTTCATTTATTACTTCATTATGTATAATTTTTTCAGTTATTTGTTCTCCATTATGTGCTTTTATAAATACATTTTTTCTTTTTATTTTACAATGTGTACATTCACAACCTGAATCAATATAATGATCAAATTGTATGTCATTATAAATTTGATTTTCTAAATAAATAGATACATATAATTTATATTCATCTGTTGTGTATGGTGTAAAATTATCAATCATACGATTCTGCCATTTGTTTATATATTCATTTCTCTCTTGTTCTGATAAATAAAAATTAAAATATTTACAATTTTTTATTAATTCTAAATAATTATATGGTATTTTATACTCTTCTTTAAATTTACGATACAACTCTCCGATAACTTTATTATTTGTTTGATAATCATTTATAATTACAATATTTCTATTAAAAATTTCACATAATATTTTACCCCACATGGGCGAATCAATTAATCTTAATTTTATATATTTTATTCCATTAAGTATTTGAATTGTATATTTTTTATTAAAATCAAATAAAGGCGGATTGCTGATATCATATTTATCAAAATAATGTTCTTCTTTAGATAAATGTGGGAATAATTTATTAAATCTATCAGTTACTCTTTTTATACTATATTTATTAATATTTTCTTCCGTATTATTGAAATGATAACATGATATTTTTTCAAAAAATTCTGACATTTTTCTCTCTATAGGTTCTCTATAAACATCAATAATATATATTTTTTTTCCTTTTTGTGATATATAATTAATCATATCATTTACAGTAACATTATTATAACCACTCAATACATGTAACATTACATCATCGTGTATATGAATAACATTATAATTACTACCTAATGATATTCTTAAAGATGATACTAATGTAGTAGAGCCTACTTTTGGAGGTGTATATATAAAAATATAATTGTCTGAAATTTTATTAAATAATTTTTTAAATATTTCTTCTATCATATATTTTTATATTATATTTTATTATTGATTTTTTATATGTGTTTCATTAAATTGCGATTTAACTTTTGAATTATTTGTCTTTGGTTTCATAACTTTCCATCCTGAATCCTTAACTTCTTTATTATATTCATTATTTTTAACAGATGACTTTTTATTTGGTCTATCTTGGTATAATTTTGGTTTTGGTGTACTTTCATTATTTAAATGTTTATAGTTATTTTGTGCAACTTTAAACTCGTGTCTAGTTTCACACATTAACTTTCCACCATTAATTCCTTTAACTTGAGATGCTTGAAATTTATGGTCTGCATGTTGAATTGGCGTTAAATTAAATTCTACATATTCACCTTGAAATAAATATTTATATTGTTTATTTGATACATCAATTGAACTATGATGTACAAAAATATCTGTACCTAAATATTCTCCATTATTTACTGTAATAAACCCATATCCTGCTTTATTATTAAACCATTTAACACAACCAGTTAGGTTAGTAGATGTTGCAATATTATCTTCTGACATTTTATATATTATATATTTGACTTTCTTTATATTATTTTTTTTGTAAAATATTAAAATATAGTATTTTACAACTAACAAATTATAAAAAATAAAATTATTTTATTTGTTCGGTAAACATATTTACTAAATACATATAATTAGGAGTCTCTTCAAATGTAAGATTTCTCACATGCATTATATATTTAATTAATATTTCAGGTATATTTTTATCATTTATTATATTTATTTTTTTAGAAATTATATCATTATTATCAGTTGTGAATTTCCAACTTAATTCATTTACATAAAAATATATTAACATATATCCTAATGACTCTAAATCATCTCTTCTACTTAATTCCAAACAATTGTGTGCATTTATACTGGCAAATGTAGGTGTACCAATTAAATTATTTGTTTTACATGATATAATGTGTACATTATTTTTTATATAAGTTTTACATAACCCAAAATCTATTAAAAATAATTGATTTGATTTATTATTTAATCCAAACAAAAAATTGTCTGGTTTTATATCTCTATGTATTAATAATTTTTCATGTATTTGTTTTAATAAAAGTATAATATTTATACCTATTTGTAATATTAATTTTAATGGAAATATAGTATACTTATGTTTTAATAATGTTAAAGAATTACCCAACAAATCTATTACCATATAATAATTTATGGTATCGCGTCCAAACCATTTTATTTTAGGAATAGATGTACATTCTTTTAAATATTGATATATATTTGACTCATTTTTTAATAATTTAATATTATTTGCAATAGGTTCTACTTTGATTGCTACATATTCTTGTGTTCTATTATTAATTCCTTTATATATTGTACCAAATGACCCTTCACCTATTTTTTCAATAGTTGAATATTTATTTCCGTTAATATTCATTAATGAATTAAATATGTTTAATGTATTTAAATAGTAAAAATATACAATGTAACCAAATTATTTGTTATCATTAATATTTGTTGAATTATCATTATAATTTTTCCAAATGTAGTTATAGGGTATACACTTGAATATCCAACACCTGCTTCTACAGTAGTACTCAAAAATACACAATCAATAAAATGAGGAGTTATTTTGTTGCTATTAATAAAATGATCTTTTGAATAATACCAATATATAAATGTAAAAATTAATATACAAAAAATACGAAATACAACATTTTTTATGAGTAACTTCATATATTATGTAAATATATTTTTATACATAAAGTGATTGATTTGTAACTACATATTTTAAAGTTAAATTTGGTATTTCTTTTAATTTATTTAAAAATTCTATATTTCCAGTTAATTCTGAAACTTTTTCAAGTTCATTTGATATATTATTAATTTTTAAAAGTGCTTTCACAAATTCACCTAAAAATATACCTTTTTCTGAATTTAATTTTTGTAAAAAAAGTTTACAATCATGAATAGTTTCACAATAACACCATTCAATAACATAATTCATTAAATCATAATGAATATTATAATCTATACCTGAATTAATTTCATATTTTAATTCTTTATCTTGATATTCTAAATACATATTTGATATATTTAAAATAATGTCATGGACACCTTTATCTTCACATTTTGACACAGTATCTTTAATATCTTCAGATACAGATATATTTGTAAAACAGCTAAATAATGACACTAATTGTATTGGTGTTAAATTATGTATTATTTTATTTTGAAGCATTTTAGAAAATATGAGACAATGAACTTCTTTTAAATGCATTGAAATAAAACCATAATCTGTTAAAAATATAGAAATAGAATTACTTAATTTACATTCTGTATTATCATCATGTATTTTAATAAATTGTTCATTTTGTAAAAGATCTAATATATTTTGTATACCATTTTTAATAAAATTAGTTAAATAAGAATGCTCATTAGATAACTCTTGTATTTCGTGTTCTTTGTTAATATATGAGTTATATAATATTTTATCCTTATCTATACCATTATATTTTTCTACTATATTTTTAATTTTTCTATCTAATTCTTTTTTTGTTTTATTTACAGCATATTGATATTTTACTTGAAGTTCTATATATTCTTTAATTATTTCTAACGGTGTTTGCATATGTTCCATACAAAATTGTAATTTATATAATTCATCTTTTAAATTATTAATTTTATTAAATACTTTTGTAATTTCTGCATTTATATCATTATAAATCATACTCTGATTTGCAAAATTAATAAATTGTAAATCGCCAATTCCAATTAAATTTAAAATAAGATTGTACGAAATTTTAAACTTAGATGATAATATTTGCGGTTTTCCATTCATCATAGTTTTATATTTTGTAAAATCTACATTTCTAAACAAATTATTTAAATGTATTACATTACCTACTTTGTCTAACCCGAGTCTTCCAGCACGACCACTTGCTTGTACAAATTCATGGCCTTGTAATATTCTAAATGTGCTACCATCATGTTTATTAATATCTGTGAATATAGATGTTTTTACAGGAAGATTTAAACCGATTGACACAGATTCTGTACAAAACAACATTTTAATGTATCCTTTAGTAAACAAAATTTCCACTATTTCTCTCAATATAGGAATCATACCTGAATGATGTATTGCAATTCCTTTTTCTAAAAGTGAAACTAAATTTACATATTCAGGCAGTTGTAAATATTCTTGATAATTTGGCAATTTGCGAATAATTTGTTCACATTCACGGCTTATGGTATAAGGTACTTTTGAATCAAATTCTAATAAATTTGTAGTTATTTCTTTAGCACATATTTCAAGTTGTTTTCTTGAAAAAACATAACATAATGCGGGTAACATTTCATTTTCAACTAAATATAAAGATAATTGGTTTAATACAAAACTTCGTTTTATTCGTATATTTTGTGTTTGAAATATTTCTAATGTTTTATTCATTCTAAAGTAATGCTTATCATCAAAAATACCTTTTGAATCTTGCAATAAAAACGGTTTATTAATAATACTTCTAATTTCTTCTTGAACTGATTTATCCTTTATTACTTTAAATATACTATTTGTTACAGTAATAAAACTATAATGCGTCAATGGTACTGCTCTATCTTTTTTTACCGATAAATATACTATTTTATTGGAAGTATCTTTATTTTCAAGCCAAAATGCAAACTTTTCAGGGTCATCTAATGTTGCAGATAATCCTATCATTTGAATATGCTGAGGCAATAACATTATGCTATTTTCCCATACATGTCCTCTACTTAAATCATTAATCATATGAATTTCATCAAAAATAACACACCCTAGTTCATTTTCAATGTCCATATCAAACGATATAGAAGAATTACACATTTTTGTATTACTTTTTATTTGATATAATTTGTTTAATAATATTTCTGTAGTCATAATTAATACATCTGCATTAGTATTTGTTTTAATATCTCCTGTTATTAATCCAACACTAATATTAGGATATTTATTTGTAAAATCATAAAATTTTTGATTAGATAATGCTTTAATGGGAGAACAATATATTACCTTTTTTCCAATAGAACAAAAATAATCAATTGCAAATTCACCTGGCATTGTTTTACCACTTCCTGTAGGTGCAGTAATTAATACATGATTACCTTCTATAATGCCTTCAATTGCCCATTTTTGAAATACATATAAAGGATATTTAAATTTATTAAAATATTCTTTATATTTATTCTCATTATCTAGCGGATAAGTTGTACTTGAACAAATAATAACCATAACTGTATAATAAATATGAAATTATATATTTATACCAATTATAAATATTATATTTATAAATAAGTATTTTACAAAAAAATTGAATAAAAATAATTATTTAGATATATATGCATATTTACAAGGTATATGAGCATATATTATTATAAAATAATGCCAGTTAAAATTGAAAATAAACAAATTAAATACAAAATATGTCCGATTATTACAATTAACTGCAATACAGATATATATAAATTGAATGAATTAATTACTTTTATATTTAAACATTTTTGTAAGTTAAGTATTTATGGTTATAATAAAACAACAAATGAATTTTGGGGGAAAAAAATTAATAAAGAATGTTATTTGCATTTTTCATTAATTATAACAAAAAATAATAATAATACATCTACTATTATTATTAATACATATTTTGAAAAAAATAATGAACTTAAGGTTTTACAAGAAAATATACAGAGAGCTATTAACATAATATTTTTAGAATAATTATTTATACGACTTTTTAAAATTTTGTTCAAGTTTATACAATAAGTGCATAAAAGGTGTGTTATGTTTATTATATAACAATGATTCATATATTAATTTTACATTTCCAACTAAACTTTGATTATTTACATGAAGCCAAAATATATAAACAAATAATATTCCAACTGTAAAATAAATATCTTTTGTATGTATTACACTTTTTCTTAAACTATAAAGTGGAATTAATTTTATTATGGTATTTATTATAATAAATGAAATTATAGTTTTTATACTCGATCCAAAATATATCATTAAAAATAATAATATTGAATTATCGAATAAACCTATGATTACTGCAAATTTAGGATTAAAAATAATAAATTTAAAAATAAATAATAAATACCAAATAAACACCCAATATGAAAAAACTAAATCTATTCTTAAAGCTGTCATTATATAAATATTATATTTTTATAAATTATAATTTATTTTTATAAATTATTTTTTTATAAAAAAACAACGAAATATTTTTTCCGAAAGTTTTTTCCGATTTTCAAAAATGGACAAAAAAAATGTCCAAAAATGAAAATTCCAAAAAAGTCTTTGAAATTTTGTTTCGTTGTGACCATAAAATTTTTTATGGTCTGATCACATTTTAACATTTTTTATATTTGTTACGATAAATTTTAAAAATTTAATAAAATTTATTTTTTTAAAACTTTTTATTTAAGATATATATGCTAACTAATGCTAACAAAAAGTCGCCAAAAGTCGCCGATTATTTTTGTTGTATTTTTTGTGACGATATATGCTGCGACAACAGTACACACTGTCATGAATGTTTGTTACTGAAACACAAAAATGCTAACAATGCTAACGAAAAGTCGCCAAAATCGCCAAATTATTTAATAAAACATAATTATTATTGTAATAAATGTGATTATAAATGCATTAAACTGAGTGATTGGAAAAAACATATTAATACCAAAAAACATAATATATTTGAAGACAATGAAATAACAAAGTATGTATGTATTAATTGTAATAAATCATTCAAACATGCATCTAGTTTATCTAGACATAATAAATGTTGTAATAATAAAATAACAGATTTGAATAATATAAATAATACTGAATTTGTTAAGTATTTGATGAAAGAAAATAAAGAATTAAAAAATATGATTATAGATGTTTGTAAAAATAGTGGTAATAATATAAATTGTAATAATAAAACATTTAATTTAAATGTATTTTTAAATGAAGAATGTAAAGATGCTATGAATATTATGGATTTTGTTGATTCTCTCAATATTCAATTATCAGATCTTGAAACTGTAGGTAAAATTGGGTTTGTAGATGGTATTTCAAATATTATTGTTAAAAATTTAAATGCATTAGAAATTAATAAAAGACCTGTTCATTGCAGTGATTCCAAAAGAGAAACTATGTATGTTAAAGATGCAAATACATGGAAAAAAGAAAATGCAGAAAAGGATAAATTAAGAAAAGCAATAAAATATATTGCACATAAAAATACAAAGTTAATACCTGAGTTTAGAGAGAAATATCCTGATTGTATTTATAGTGATTCAACAAAATCAGATCAATATAATAAATTAATTATTGAAGCCATGGGAGGCAAGGGTGAAAATGAATGTGAAAAAGAGGATAAAATAATAAAAAACATAGCAAAAGAGGTAACAATAAATAAATAAAATGAATTAAATTAAATAATATAATATTTTGTATAAAAACATAACAAATTTTTTTCCAAGACTTTTTTTCATTTTTCAAAAATGGACAAAAAAAATGTCCAAAAATGAAAATTCCAAAAAAGTCTTCAAAATTTTCATTCGTTGTGACCATAAAAATTTTTATGGTGTGATCACATTTTAACATTTTTTCAATTTGTGACGATAATTTTTTAAAAAATTATAAAAAAACAATTTAGAATTTTTTTATTCCAATATTAAAATGATGACAAATGATGACAAAAAAGTGGCCAAAAGTGGCCAACATTTTTTTTGTATTTTTTGTGACTATAATACATCACGCATAAATCATTACACTAAACATCTGTCAACCCTTAAACACAAAATGATGACAAATGATGACGCAAAAGTGGCCAAAGTGGCCGCAAAAAATATCGAGTCATTTAGTTGTTGTTGTGGAAAAAAATATAAGTACAGACAAGGTCTGTTTACTCATAAACAAAAATGTAAATTTAATGAAACTAAAAATGATGATATTAAAATACTTACAAATTGTATATTAAATGTTATGAAAGATACTCATAATTTAATTGAACAAAATCAAGAATTAACAAATAAAATTGTTAGTATTTGTAAACATAATTCTTCAATAACAAATATAAATTCAAATAATAAAACATTTAATTTAAATGTATTTTTAAATGAAGAATGTAAAGATGCTATGAATATTATGGATTTTGTCAATTCTCTCAATATTCAATTATCAGATTTTGAAAATGTTGGAAAAATGGGTTATGTAGAAGGTATTTCAAATATTATAATTAAAAATTTAAAAGCATTAGAAATTAATAAAAGACCTGTTCATTGCAGTGATTCAAAAAGAGAAACTATGTATATTAAAGATGACAACAAATGGGAAAAAGATAATGTTGAAAAAGATAGACTAAGAAGGGCAATCAAATATATTGCACATAAAAATACAAAGTTAATACCTGAGTTTAGAGAGAAATATCCTGATTGTATTTATAGTGATTCGAAAAAATCAGATCAATATAATAAATTAATTATTGAAGCCATGGGAGGCAAGGGTGAAAATGAATGTGAAAAAGAGGATAAAATAATAAAGAACATAGCAAAAGAGGTGATAATTAATAAATAATAAAAATAAATTAATAAATAAAAATAAATTAATAAATAAAAATAAATTCAACAAATGTAATAATATAATATTTTGTATAAAAACAAAGAAATATTTTTTCCGAAAGTTTTTTCCGATTTTCAAAAATGGACAAAAAAAATGTCCAAAAATGAAAAATCCAAAAAAGTCTTTGAAAAAATGATTCATTGTGACCATAAAATTTTTTATGGTCTGACAACTTTTTAATAATTTTTAAAATTGTTATGATAATTTTTAAAATTTATCAATTAAAAATAAAAAATAATTTAAAGGGTTTTTTATCATTTCCTATAATGGAAATAATAGGAAACCCCAAAAAACCCCAAATATATATATGCAATTTATGTCACTTTATATCTAGCAATAAAAAAGATTATACACGACATTTGTCTACTCGTAAACATTGTTTCAGTCACGATGGAAACATTTTGGAAATGGAAAAAAACCCCAAACTTACAAAATATATTTGTAAATGTAATAAAACATTTATTACCAATAGTGGTTTATGGAAACATAAACCTAAATGCAAAAGTAGTGATACCATAAATCATCATAACGAAATTAAAATTTTAACAAATCTTGTCATTGAAGTTGTTAAACAAAATCAAGAATTAACAAATAAAATTATTAATATTAGTAAACATGAATATTCAGTAACAAATATAAATTCAAATAATAAAACATTTAATTTAAATGTATTTTTAAATGAAGAATGTAAAGATGCTATGAATATTATGGATTTTGTAAATTCACTCAATATTCAATTATCAGATCTTGAAACTGTTGGAAAACTTGGATTTATAGACGGTATTTCAAGTATAATAATTAAAAATTTAAATGCGTTAGAAATTAATAAAAGACCTGTTCATTGCAGTGATTTAAAACGAGAAACAATGTATGTAAAAGATGATAACAAATGGGAAAAAGATAATGTTGAAAAAGATAAATTAAGAAAGGCAATAAAATATATTGCACATAAAAATACAAAGTTAATTCCTGAGTTTAGAGAGAAATATCCTGATTGTATTTATAGTGATTCGAAAAAATCAGATCAATATAATAAATTAATTATTGAAGCCATGGGAGGAAAAGGTGAAAATGAATGTGAAAAAGAGGATAAAATAATAAAAAATATTGCAAAAGAGGTGATAATTAATAAATAAAAATAAATTCAACAAATAAAAATAAATTCAACAAATAAAAATAAATTCAACAAATAAAAATAAATTCAACAAATGTAATAATATAATAAAACATTTCATATTTTATTATAGTATATAGTATATTATGGGAGGCGGATTATTTGGAACACCGTTATATTTAAACTTGAAATGTTTAGTTTTTTCTTTTATGGTTATTATTATTTATTGGTTACCTAGACCAAATACATTTGCACATGGATTCGTAATGACATTTTTACTTGGTACCTCATGTTATATTGCTTTAGCTTGGTATGATGTATTATATGATTGTAATGATAGACTAAAACCTACTTTATTGGGCTGGTTATCAAAATCATTCAAACCACAAGAATATAGAGACGAATATGATAAATTGCCATTAAAAACACAAAAAATAATACGATATGTTGATATATTTGTGTTAATAATTATAATAATTACCTTTATATATCCTTTTGTAATGAAAAATAAAAAATATAAATGATTTTATAAATACTTTATATAAATACTTTAGTTAACTAGATGTAATCTAATTTTTTTCTTTAATTTATCTTCATCATTAAATAAAAATAATTTGAATTTTTTACTTTGAAAATTATCAATATTATCTCTCAATGTAATTCTTGAGGACAATTTTAATTCAGGTAAAAATATAATAAATTGATATAATCCATCATTTCTTATAATTTTGTCAAACATATATCCATCATATTCTTTTGTCATTATATCAGAATTATTTGAACAAAGATCCAGTAATGTACAGTCACATTGTACTTTTCTAATTGATCTCATTGTAGTATTAATATAATCTAAATTATTAATCCATTTTTTATAAAACTTATCAGTATTTTCAGATAATTTAATTATTCCTGTAACTTCTTGAAATTTAATTATATTTAATAAATCAACCAATCTTCGAATAGGACTTGTAATATGTATATATGCTTCCATATCAAGTAAATTATGCCTAATAGTTTGTTTATCTGTAATGGTAGATCCGTCAATATATTGTCCCGATGAACTATTCCATATTTTAATAAATTTTGATACTTCATCAGGAATATAATCAGGTATAGGTATTTCTCTCTTCATAATAGTTGAACGAAATATTCCTGTATCATAATTAATCATAATTTTAGCACAATTATAATTCATTAAAATCATTAAATAACAAACTAATTCATTACTATTTCTTACATTATTAATGTATTTATATTTTTTTGATAATTGTTTAGTTATATTAAACAATTGTAAATATTTTTCATCTTTTAATAAATTTGGTTCTTCATATTTATAATTTTTGAAAACTTTAATTAAACAATTTTGAAATTTTATGTCTATTATATCATTATTTTTAATAAAAATATCCATTACAAATGCAATTCTTGGGACATTTTCTTGTAAACTACAAAGACATTCAGATAATATAGTAGGTAACATAGGTCTTTTTTTGTCAGGTAAATAAATAGTAGATATTCTTTGTGAAAATGAATCCCACAAATTTAATACATCCATCCACACAGTAACATTAGAAATATAAATACTTAATTGATATGTTTCACTATCTTCTAATAATTTTATGCTAAACCCGTCATCAAGATCTTGGCTATTTGCAGAATCAATTGTAAATATGTGCCAATTAGTTCGTTCTTCAATACTTGGATATGTATTTTTAATATTTTCAATAAAAGTATCATGAGTTTTATTTTCTGTAGCCTTTTGGGTATCTTTATGAAATTTTTGAATAGATGCATTTAAACTTTTACAATATAACTGATACTCGTAAAAATTATCTAATACATCTACAGAACCAATTACATTACTAAGTTTCCCATAAGGATGTTTATCGTTCCAGTCAATAAAAGAAAAAGTTACATATAAATTTATAAATACTTTTAAAAACCCAACATTTTTAATTTCATAAGGAATTAAAAAAGGCGGAAGTCTCATATCATCAGGTATACATTTATATATTAATTTACCATTTTTTCTTCCGTATGTTTTATTTCCATCTATTATTAATACACCAGGAATATTTGGACCACACCGAATACTTGAATGTAATAATGTTACTTTATTTTCAGAATTAATATTAAAAACATCATTTGAAAATAATTTTTGTTCAAATGGGTTAATATCAAATTTTTGTTTATGAAAATTTGATATATTAAAAATATCATAAGACGAATAATTTCGGTCGTATACTTGTATTTTATAGGAAGTAGACATATTTAGAATTGATAATTATTAAAATATGTTATTATTCTTTTAAATTATTGAATAATATAATATATTATTATATAAAAACATAAATTCTTTTTTGAATGTATAATACTAATAAAAATGAATAATCAAAATAAAGACATATTTCAATTAATGAACGAAGAAGAAGAACATTATGTAAAAACGAGAGAAGAAAAGGGATTTGTTTCTATTGGATTAGTTGTTTCAAGTTTGTGTATAGGTATGGGTAATTTTTATAAAACATATTATTTATATAAAAATGTTCCTTTATATGAATTAACCAATACAAACATAGAAACACTAAGTAGTCATAATAATAAATATATACATTTTAGTGATAAGTTTTTAGATAACTATGAAAAAATTCCTTGCGGAAAAGAGGCATATGATATCTGTAAATATAAACTATACACTATTCATAAAAATAGTATGTTTTCAAATTAAAATGTCAGTTTTCACAAGTTATGTAATATAAAAACATGTAAAATAAAATAATTAAAAAAATAAAATATTTATATAAATAAAATGACTTCAAATTATTTGGTTAATGTATATTATGGATCAACCGTAATATTTAGTGGCATGTTTACAACAGATACTAGTGGTCTTGTTCAAAGTTTTTATGAAACAGATTCAGGTGATAGCAGTATAGATAGATTATATGCTACTGGATATTCATATAGTACACCAGTGATGACAGGTACAACTGATAATGTATTTAACACATCATATACTTATGATACGGGTTTTGGTGAGTATCTAACTACAGATAATGTATTTTCAAGTTCTGGAATGGCAGTTAGTGTAGATCAAAACAGTCTAATTAATACATATTTTAATGATTCGAATGGTGTAAATATAGACTACTTGGTATTACAATTTTATGTAACATATAGTAATTTCGGAACAATGTCAAATATATTCTATGTTTCATGCTATGAAGGAACAAGTACTTATCTTAATTCTTATAGTTATACATATACAGTTACAGCAGCAGATACCCCATGTTTTAATGAAGGAACAAAAATATTGTGTTTAAATAAAAATTTTGAAGAAAAATATGTTCCTATTGAAAAATTAAGAAAAGGAGATATAGTTAAATCTTATAAACATGGATACAGAAAAATTGATTTAATAGGAAAAGGTATAATGATAAACAATTCTAATATAAACAATAATCGAATGTATAAAATGATCAAAACCGAAAAAAATGGATTAATAAAAGATTTACTAATTACAGGCGGACATTCTATATTAGTCGACGATTTAGGTAGTTTAAAAGAAGAAAATGAGAAAATTATAGGTGAAGTAAAAATAGATGACAAATATTTATTATTGGCAAGTGTATCTAAAGATTTTATAAAAATTAAAGAAAATAAAGAATTTACATATTATCATTTTGTGTTAGAAAATAATGGAGATGATAATGAAAGATTTGGGGTATGGGCAAATGGTATATTAACAGAGACGACGAGTAGAAATCATTTTGTTAATCATAAATATACATTAATATAAATTTATAATTATAAAATATTATTATAATTATAACGATTCTTTTATAGATGTTTATTATATTTTTTGAAATATTTATCAAATTTATATAAATTACTTTTATATAATTTGTCATTCAATAAAACAAATATTATATATTATAAAAATTAAATTACAGGTGGAATTGCTCATCCCCCTCTCATACGATGTCTTCTAGTATATTTATTACTTTTAGATTTTGTATGGTATTTAGATTTTTTGTGGCGTTTATTTTTAGTTTGTTTAGGAGATTTAAAGAGAGAAGTTAAAAAATTTTTAATTGAATTCATTTATATATTTAATAAAGAAAAAATATTATACATTTTGTATATTATCTTCTAAATTATCTATATTTGCCTTTTTGAATACCTTTCTTTTGATGTTTTGAATTTGTAACGCATATAATCCTAAATATGGAAGATTCGATACATTACTCATATATGTGCCATAATAAAAACAAGATATACTTGTATTAGGTTCATTAAATTTGATACTATACCACCAATACGCAGGTATATAAAGTGTTTTATTCGGAACTAAAGTATATTCAATACATTTTACCTTATCAAAATCATTTATATATTTTTGAGCTGGATTCCATGGATTAATTGGCGATGTAAATTCAAAAGTATCATAATCGTAATTTGTATATAAATACTTACTACTACAAGGTGGCGCAATTTTAATTGTAGCGCTTCCTTCAGTTAATATAAAAAAATTTCTATAATTAATTTCATATTTAAATGGTGTACAAGTGTTTTTACTTCCTAATACAATATCATATTTTTTATTTAATAGCATATATGGAGTTAGATAATCATCGTTATGTTTTAAAGTTTTTATTATTCCAGTTTCTTCTAAAAATTCGGTATTTTTTTCGGAAAAATATTCTGATTTTTTATCTTCATTAAAAAGTTTGACAGAATGATCTAAAGGTAATGGAACAAGTAATTCAGAATTATTATCTTTATCATTAATATTTCTAATTTTTATTTCAAAAGATTTATAATTATTTAACAAATAATTTATATTTGTAATATCCGTTAATTTTTGATTATTAAAATTAAATATAACAGGTTGCCTAAGATCTAATATTTCTTCTAATTTATCTTTATATACATCATCAATTTCATATATTTCTAAATCATTGCTAGTTTTTAAATGAAATTGAATATGTAAATAAATAAATAAAACTAAACAAAATATGCATAATCCAAGTATAATTTGTATCATAATCTTTAAATAAAAATAATAATAATTTTAATTAATTGTAACGAACAAAAATTATTATTTGATTAGTTATTTTCGTCTAATTCTCCATTAAAATCTTCTATAATTTGATTACTTTCTTCTAGTTCTATTTCATGTTCAGTTTTTAAATTGTTATTATTTGATTCTTTTGTTTCAAAGTTGTGTTCTTTTTCTTTTTCTTTTTCTACATTTTGTTGAGAATTATAATATTCAGAAATAGGTTTAATATAAGTTTCAATATCTGTAATAGCAGATTCAGTATCCTCAAATCTTTCACCCGTTTCTTTTGATAACAATTCAAATTTTAATATAAAACTCATTAAAAGATCTTTTGTTTCTTTTAATTCTTTTTCAATTTTACTTACTTGATCATATGATGATTTTTTTTCAATAGAATCAAGACGACTAATTATATTAGTTAACACACTATTATCAAACATACTAGTATTATTACCATTACTATTACTGCTATGATTTTGTCCTTCATCACTATTTTGAGTATCCATTATATATTGTTCTACACGTCCTAATCTTAATGTAATTAATCCAATTGCATCAGATACAGTTAATTTTGTAAAAGGCAATCCATTTGGATTTTGTTGAATAGATTGATCTACTTGTTGAATAGGCACTTTTGCAATTCTAACATTATTAGGTTGTTGTTGCTGCACAAAAGCAGATTGAGAAGCAATAGATGTACCAGGTCGTGAATTTATAGATTCACCTGTTCGTCTTTGTCTTGCTGAAGCTACTGATCTAGACATACTCATTATTAATAATAATATTATACATATTATTTTTAAATTACTTACGCGTATTTATAATAAATCACTTTATAAAGAAAGCAATGTCCATGATTCGGTTGGCGAGGTTAAATCTTTACCATATATTACATAACTAACAGGATTAACAATATCATCATATTTAAATGTTAAGTTTACATATACACTAGGATTATTTGTATTATTATTTGCAAGTGTAATATTATATTGTGATAAAGGTAAATTGTTTGGGTTAAGATTTGACGAAGCCCAAAAAGTATCAAATTTAGGGTCTGTTATTACATTAAATGCAAAAGGAAATCCAGGATGGTTTATACTGGAATTAGCAATAAATGGAACACTATTTTTTGTTCCACCTATAATAAAAGTAGAACTACTTGCTTCTGTCTTTTGTAAACAAGCATTAAAGACAATTTGTAGTGATGGATTAGGAAAACTATTAAAGTATACATTAGTAATTGCAGGGGATCCACCATTAATTGAATAGATATTAACACCTCCAGCATAAAAAATATATTTATTTAAATTTGCATCAAATAATGCAGTAGAATAATAATAAGGTGAATTTATAACATTTTCAATTAAATTTAACGAGACATCGTTTGCTGAATAAAGTGAAATATTATAATTTGTTTCACTCGTTTTATCCGCATAAGCCATGAGTTGGTTTGAATAATTATAATTCGCAAAAGAAGTTAATGCTCCAGTAATTGTTGTCATTTTATAATATATTTAAATATAATTATTTTTAAAATTTTTTTCTAAAAATAAAAAAATAAAAATTTTTACGCAATCAGTTTCATTTTGATAGTATCATGATGTTTATAATTTGAAATTATAAAATCTGATTCATTATAATGATTAATATTTTCCTTAATTTGTATAATTTCTAAAGATGGAAATTGAAAAGGTACTCTACTAATTTGTTCTTGTAATTGTGTAACATGTTCATTATATATATGTGCATTTCCTAAAAAATAAATAAATTCATATGCTTCTAATCCACAATGTTTAGCTAAAATATGTGTTAAAAAACTATAAGAAGCAACATTAAATGGTACCCCAAGTCCCATGTCTCCACTTCGTTGATATAAACTGCAAGATAATTTATTACCATCATGAACATTAAATTGACACAATACATGACAAGGTGGTAACGCCATTTCATCTAATTGACATGGATTCCATGCAGTCATAATTAATCTACGACTATTTCTTGTATTAGGATTTTTAAGTAAATTTATAATTTCTTGTAATTGATCAATACCATCCGTTAATGGTAGACCAGTATATGAGTCATATTTTGCATTAAAATGTCTCCACTGAAACCCATAAATAGGACCAAGTAATCCTTCGGTATAGTTACATAATCCTCTAGATGCCATAAATTCTTTAGATGAATTATCATCCCAAATATGAACATTTTGTTCGTTTAGCAAACTATTATCTGTTTCGCCTCGAATAAACCATAACAATTCTTTAACACAAGTTTTCCATGCTACTTTTTTGGTAGTAAAAATAGGAACACTATTATTTTGTAAAGTGAAACGCATAGATGCACCAAATAAACTAATAGTTTCACCATTACGCCCCTGTTCAATATGTCCATTAATCAAAATATTTTGTATTAAATTTAAATACTGATATTCTTCATGAACTTTTGTCATTATTAATATTATACTAAATAAGTATTTATATTTTTATTTAGAATATATAATAATAATAAGTGTCTTATAATATAATTTTATTTTCATATATTATATTATATTAAATATGGATAATTCGGATGATTCAAATAAAAATTTTTTTAAACATGTATTTAATTTTGATAGTGATTCAAAAGCAGAAATATTAAATATTATTCAATATGCAATATTAGCAATAATTCCAGTTGTAATATTAAATAAATCAATGTCAAAATATATACCAGAAGCAGATGAACAAAAAGGAAGTTTAGAAGTATCAGCTGAAATATTAATTCAGGTAATAGTAATGTTTATTGGATTATTAATAGTACATAGAATAGTTACATATGTACCAACATATAGTGGAGAGAAATACCCTGAATTTAATATAATATTTATTATTTTAGCGGTTTTATTAATAACTCTAAGTTTACAAACAAAATTAGGTGAAAAAGTGAGTATTCTAGTTGAAAGAATAGTAGAATTATGGGAAGGAAAAAGTGATAAAAAAGATAAAAAAAATAAAAAAAATACAAATGCAAATTTAAATACTAATACTCCTTCAATATCTCAAAATACATTAATTACAAATACACAATCTAGTTCAAGTTCTAGTTATAATGATGGTACATCAATAAATTCATTGCCAATAAATAATACGGGTTCTACACAACCTTTGCCAAATTATAATAATATGTATCAACAAGACAATACACCGTTAGTAAATGCATCTACACCAGG